ACAAAGATGTTAAAGGATTGGAAAACATATACATTTAAGGATGTAATAAAAGATATGATGAATGAAGTAGATGAGAATGATATAGTAAATATTATATCACTTGGAGATGCAAAATATGAATATAATGGATTATTATCATTAGATGATTATTTCAAGATAAATTACAGTAATAGAATGTATTTGTTAAAGAGTATAAATTTTATAAAAAATCCTTCATTTGATCAAATATTAGAACAATTAAAAGTTATGAATAAAAGTTATAATGAGATAATTAATAAGATAGATTACATTGATTTTAATTTTGAATAAAAAATTGAAATATAAATATAATTATAATAATATTATAATTTAAAATAGATTAAAAAATGTCAAATAATAATGTTGTTTCATCATCAAAATTTAGTGATATTTTATGGACTTTGGTAGAAAAGAAATTATCAAATGGGGATATTAAAAGAAATAAGATTTTGTGTGATTTAGGTGAAGATATTCATAATGATAATTATACGGAACAAATTAAATTGATTGTTATTGGTAATGATTATTATTTGAGAGTAAGAGATGAATTAAATAAATATATAAATTTTGATAAAATTAAAAAGAATGATGTAAAGAAGAGTAAAAAAGTAAGTAAAAAAATACAGATTACATTAGATAATTCATATAATAATATTAGTGATATTTTGAATATATTAAAAAATTATTTTGAGGAAAAAAATATTGTGGATTATGAATATGAGAATTTAATTAAGTCAATAGATTATATTGAATTGAGAATATTAATTTTAATGAAATATATAGATTATTATATCAAGAAATATAAAAAATCAAATGATAGGAATATAAAGGAAATATTATTGGGTTCAAAAAAAATATTATATAATTTGAAGAAGAATAAGACAAATTTTAGAAAAATATTTTATTTGGAAAATTATGATATTGAATTATCAGATTATTTGATAGATGATTTTACAAAAAAGATAGAGGAATTAAATTCGTTATGTAATTATAATATTTATGAAATAGCAAATGAATATCCAAAATTAATTTTTGATACGAATTATGATATGACAATACCTGAAATTAAATTAAAGCCATATAAAACTCAAGTTGAATTAATAAATGATATTAAGAATAATTTTGATGATGGATTTATGATTAATTTGAGGGTTTTAACAGGTTTGGGTAAAACAAGTTCAATTACAGCGATTTGTAAATATATTAAGAATATGAATAATGAAAATATTAAGATTATATTTGCGTGTTCTGATTTGTTAGATACAGTAAGAATTCAGGTTGCAAAATTAATGTTTAATTTTCAAATTAAATTTGGTATTGGTGTTGGCAAATTATCAGAAGATAGTTCAAAAATAGATAAAATAGTAAGAGATGGAATTTATAAAATAGATAGTAATGTAGATATTAATGTAGATAAATTACCAACATATAAAATTACAACATCATATAATTGTGGAAAAGCAAAAAAATCAAATTCAAATGAAATTCATCAGGATAAAAAATTGGGTATGTGTGATGCAATTATTTGTGATTATATTACAACTTATATGTTATTAAAAGAAAAAAAATATGAATATATTGTATTTTTTGATGAGCCAACAATTGGAATTAATAATAATGTGGTATTGTTCTATTTATCACAAATATTATATAATTCATCAAAAAGAATGATATTATCATCAGCAACATTACCATTAAAGAGTGAAATAGATAATTATTTTAATTATTTTCAAAATAAATATAAAGAAGCAAGAATATGTGATATTTCATCTAATAAGGTATTAGTTGGTTGTATTATTAAAGATTTTAATAATAATACGATTACTCCTCATATTAATTGTAAAAATAAGGAAGATTTGAAATTATTTTTAGATAAAATAAAGAATTATCCATTATTAGGTAAATTTTATACATTAACATTTTTAATAAATTTAAATAAATTTATGGATGAATATAATTTAGGTATTAAAATGGATGAAATAGAGTCGTTTGATCATGAAAATATATTAGAAAATATATTATTTTTATTAAAAAAGGTTTGTGATAATGATGAAATTAATTTTGAAAATTTTATAAACATAAAATGTAAAGATGTTGATGAAAATAAACTTATAAAAAATGATATTCCAGAAGATTATAATAAAATTATACCTGAAAAATTATTAACAAGACATGCATTTAAATATTTAGGATGTTGTTTAATATCAGTAAATAGTCCAAAAGAGTATATTGAAAATAATTTTAATGATGTAATAAGTAAATTAAAAGAAAAATTAAAGATTTCAAGTGTTAAAAAAATGTATGAAAATTATATTAAAAAAATAGAAGTTATTGATAAGGAAATTAAAAATTGTGTTGATACAATGAAGGAAGATTTAAATGGTTCAAAGGATGAAAGAATAAGAAAATTAAATGAAAAAAAGCCTGCATTTCCATTTCCTAAAAAATTACAAATTAATACTGAAGAACATATACAACAATTTTCAAAATATGTGAAGGATTATGATAAGTCATTAGTAAAACAAACATTAGATTGTAAAAATATAGATATAAATTATTATGTTATTAGTGATGATATTAAATTTTTATTGTATATGGGTGTGGGATTATATTGTAAGGATTTAGATGCGGAATATTGCAATTTAGTATTAAATTTATTAAATGAAAGAAAATTAGCATTTATTATTGCAGATGATTCGTTTTGTTATGGAGCAAATTATGCAATTTCATCAGTAATAATTAATGATTCGATTGGTGATTTGAATACAATTAATACAATATTACAATTAATTGGTAGAACGGGTCGTGTTGGTAAGTCAGAAATAGGACAGGCTTATATTGATAATAATACATTAAGAAGATTAATTAATTTTTTCAATAATGATGATAATAATGATGAAGAAGGTTTAACAATATCTAATGTTTTTGAAAAAGTTAAAAATTATAATATTCAACAGGAAGAAATAAAAAAAATATATGATGAAAAACAAAAACAAAGAAAAATTGAATTAGAGAAAAGACTTAAAAAGGAAAAAGAAATTGCTGAAAAAAAAGCCTTAAAAGAACAACAAGAATTAGAAAAAAGATTAAAAGAAGAAAAAGAAAAAGAAAATAATTGGGGAAGAAATGATAATAATTTTGATGTAGTAAATAATAATTATCAAAATAATAATTATCAAAATAATAATGAAAATAATAATGATGATGATTGGAGAAGTAATAATACTCCTTTATTAAATACAAATAATAATGTTAATACAAATAATAATGTTAATACAAATAATAATGTTAATGAAAATAATAATATTACTACAAATAATAATGAAAATAATAACATTACTACAAATAATAATGAAAATAAGAAAAAGAAAAAAATAGATAAAGCAAAATTATTTGGTTTGGATCATAATAAGGAATTAAGTGAAGAACAAAAAAGATTTAGAGATAGGTTTCTATAAAAGATTAAATAAATAATTAAATAATTTTTTTTATATGTAATTAAATAATGACTAAAAATTTAATTTCATTACAGTTATTAGATATAATTGAGAATATTGAGATAGGATATGTGAATGTTCCTTATAAAGAAATTGATTTAGTTATAAGTGGTGGTGGATTTTGTGGTTATTATCATGTTGGTTTTTTTTATTTGTTAAAGAAATTAATAAGAGATGATAAACTTGAAATAAGAAATATTTATGCAACATCGGCTGGTGTATTATCAGCGGTATGTTATTTATGTGAAATAAGTGTATATGAATGGTTTAATACGTATTATAAAACAAAAGAGATATGTGATATAGATATTCATTCATCAGTAAAAAAAGTGATAAGAAAATTATTACCAAAGAACGCTCATGAAATATGTAATAAAAAGTTAAATATTGTTTTATCAAAATTAAATTATTATAAATTAGAATGTGAAATAATTAATGAATTTAATTCATTTGAACATTTATTAGATATAATAGATGCATCAATAAATATACCATTTATTTTATCTTCAAAATATGAGGGTGTAATAATAAATGGTTCAAGATATTATGACGGTGGATTAACAAACAATACACCAATTATATATAATAATGATTTACCTCAATTAGTATTAAAAACACATGAGATTGATTATCCAATAACAAAAAAATTTTGGTTAAATGATCCTTATTTAGAATTGTTAATAACAAGAGGAGCAATTGAAAGTTTTGATTTTTTTACTGATAATAAAAATAATAATAATTTACCAATAGAATGGCTTGATAAAAATTATAAAAAAAAGGAAATACAATATTATAAAATTGATATACAATATATAAAATATATTTTTCCAGTTATGATGTTTTTGTATTCATTAAAATAAATATAAATTTTTTAAATATTTTTAATTTTTACAATAAAAATTAAATCTTTTGTTTTGTAATTTCTTCTATCTTTAAATTCTTTATAATAAAATTTAATATTAGAAATATTTAGAATATTAATTATTTTATTTATATAAATGTCATAAAATAATTGTGATAAATTTATTTTTAAAGCACAATTTTGTATTAATAAATAATCATCATATTCTTTAAAACACCAAGATTTATCACCTAAATTATATTCAATATTAAGAGGAGTTAATAATGTAAAAAATTTTTTAATATCAGGTAAATTATAATTAATTGTATAATTTGAATTTAAAATTTTATTAATTAAAACAAGTCTTTGTTCATTATCAGTTAAAACTTTATTATTAATATGTTTTAAAAGTTCATTATTACCTTTATGTAGTGTATCAATAATTGTATCAATATTATTTAATAATTGTGTATCATCATCAATATTATTATGCATAAAATAGTGATAAGTTTCATTCATTTTTAAATTATTAATAGTAATGATTATTTATTTATATTTATAATATAATATTATTTAATGGATGAAAATATAGATAAAATAGAAAATTCAAGTTTTATTTATGATATAATAAATAGTCAATCAAATTTTACATTATTTTTTTTTAGTGTTCTATTTGTTATAACTATTTTAGTATTTTCAAGTATTGAAATTACTTTTACATTATTTGTTGGATTAATAATATATGTTTTATTTATTAAATATTACTCAACAATGAATGACACACAAAATATTAACGAACAAGAAAAATTTGAAATTAAAAAAAATAAATATAATATTTCAAATAATCATCCTAAAATTATTGATTTTTTATTTAATATTGAAGATTTGAAACAATTTAGTTTTATATTATTTAATGAATTAAAAATTTTAATAATTAATTTTGTTAATACATATGATGATTGTATAAATGATTATACATTAGTAAATGATTATTATAATACACTTATAAATTTAAAATTAAAAATATTAATAACTATAGAAAATTTTAATATAAATGGTGCTCCAAAAGATATTGTAATTAATAATAAACAAATGATTGAAAATATTTTAAATAAATATTTAGATAATTTAAAATTATTAAATGATAAAAATAATTATTATAATGGTTTTGATTTATATGCTAAAGAAATAGAAGATAATAATAATATTAAACCATCTAATTTATTTGATTATGAAAATGTTTATAGAGGTAATTTATTAGATTTTAATATTCAAAACTATAATTTTATTTAAAAATAATATAAAATATTATTATATAATATGAATAACGAAAGATATAATTTTGTTTCAGGTAAAAAATTAGGCTATTATGACGTTAAAATTACACACGATTATACTATAAATTATTTTCAAATATCTAACTTTGAAAGATTTGATAATGAAAATTATAATATACGCTCATATCTTTTTAAATCTAATTGTGATTCCGGTGGATGTTGTTTTGAATTTGTTATTAAAAATGTTAAAGATTATCAATTATCTAAATCAGAATTAGAAGAATTTAAACAAGTTCTTAAAGAGTCTAAAAATACACCTACACATAAAGTTATGTATAAATTTTTTAATTATGTTGATTTTACAACAGTTCCTCCACCAGATGGAAGTGAGCTTTCACAATGTAATTCTGAATTATTAAAATAATTATGAAAAAATCAAATATATTATAATATATAATATATAAACTGTTATAAATGTTATAGATAAATAAAATAAATCATCATATGATGCTCCTTCTAATATATTTTTTCCATTGCGTATATTATCATAATAACGAAACCACATTGATTGAATATTTTTTATTATTTTTGAAAAAGACATATTATAAGGTCTTGTTCTCCTATTTTCTATTTTCTCTAAATCATGAGTTCTTAATTTTTGTTCTTTTAGTCTTCTTTTTTTACCATCATCTATATATTTTTCAAATTCTTTATTAAATTGATAAGGGTCAAAAAATCTTCCTCTATTATCAAACATTGTTCTATCAGAAGTTATTCCTCCTGATGAAACATTATAAATATCTGTTTCAGTATTATCCATTATAATATATTATTTTAAAAATTATTAAACAATTTATTTAATTGTATAAATAGATATTCATATACAAATATTATTATATGATTAATTTAATAAACATTTATAATGAAATAAACTGTCAATTATTATCTAATTATGAAGAAGATAAAATAAATATTAAATATTATCCTAATTGTAGTAATAAATATAATGGAACTTTAGAAATATTAAAATCAGATAAATTTAATTTAATTAAAAATAATTTTAATTCAAAAGATATTGATATTATTCATAATAATTTAATTAAAAGCAAAGGATTAGCTCAATCTTATTCTTTATCTATATTTGATTTTAAAAATTATGATTTTTCTAATAATAATTTTGAAGATTTAAATATTTATTATAATGAATATGATAAAGTAATAAAAAAATGGAATGATAATAATAGACTTAAATTATCTTTATTAAAAAAATATTCAAAATATGATAATAATAATTTTTATTTATCCAGAATTAAAATTAAACAAAAAGAAAAAGATGAAATTCTTAAATATAATGAATGTTTAACAAATAATTTAATAAAATTATTAGAAAATAAAAAATATATTGAACCTTTATTTCCTAAATTATACTTTTATCACGATTTAGTATCTGTTGGATTTATTTATGATAAAAAAGGCGAAAGTAATAATGAATGTAAAATTATAAAAGATTATTTAAAATCTTTAAATTTAAATAAATTTAAATATGTGGAAAAAAAAATTAATCTTTTTAATAAAATATGTTCTATTGAAGTTAATGATTAAGTTATTTATAATTAAAAATTGAAAATTTATTTATAATATTATTAAATTAATAAAAATGGAAAATAATTACTGGATTGTAGATGATTCGTTAATATTTAAACCAAAATTTAATGAAGAATTAACAGATTATTATGATGTAATAAATAAATATAGTAAAATAATATTTAGTAATTATAATGACCATTTAATATCAATTGAAACAAATAATTTGTGTGATGAAAAATATATCAAAAATTATATTTCAAGTAAATTTAATCAAAAAATAAATTTATCAAATAATATAAATTTAACACATTTAACTTTTGGAGATATTTTTAATCAAAAAATAGATTTATCAAATAATATTAATTTAACTCATTTAACTTTTGAATGGCGTTTTAATCAAGAAATAGATTTATCAAATAATATAAATTTAACACATTTAACTTTTGGAGAAATTTTTAATCAAAAAATAGATTTATCAAATAATATTAATTTAACACATTTAACTTTTGAAGTGCATTTTAATCAAGAAATAGATTTATCAAATAATATTAATTTAACACATTTAACTTTTGGAGATGATTTTAATCAAGAAATAACCATTCCATTTAATATTAAAAGTTTAACTATGAATAGTTGTAATAATCAATATATAATAGATAATTTACATAATAATATTGAAGAATTAATAATATGCAAAACTAATTTAAATTTAGATAACTTACCAAATAGTATTAAAAAAATATATATTGATGATTATAAAAAAGAATTAAATAATCTTCCTAATTCAATTGAATATTTAGAATTAAAAAATTATAAATTAAAAATTAAAAAGTTTCCTAAAAACCTTAAAACAATTAAATGTTATAAAAGTTATAAAAATTATAAATATATTAATGATTTTAAAGATTATGAAGTTATTTATTATTAAAAAAATTGAAAATTTATTTATGTATTAAAATTAAATAATATAAAATGGAAAACAACTATTGGGTTGTAGATGGATGGTTAATATTTAAACCTGAATTTGATGAAAAATTAGATGAATATTATGATGTAATAAATAAATATAATAAAATTATGTTTAGTAATTATAATGACCCTTTAATAGCAATTAAAACAAATAATAAATGGAATAGAGAATATTTAAATAATTACATTAATAGTTATTTTAATCAAGAAATAGATTTATCAAATAATATTAATTTAACACATTTAACACATTTAACTTTTGGATATTGGTTTAATCAAGAAATAGATTCATCAAATAATATAAATTTAACACATTTAACTTTAGGATATAATATTAATCAAAAAATAGATTTATCAAATAATATTAATTTAACACATTTAACTTTTGGATGTAATTTTAATCAAGAAATAGATTTATCAAATAATATAAATTTAACACATTTAACTTTTGAATTTTATTTTAATCAAGAAATAAATTTATCAAATAATATAAATTTAACACATTTAACTTTTGGATATTCATATAATGAAAAAATAGATTTATCAAATAATATAAATTTAACACATTTAACTTTTAGCTGTTATTTTAATAAAAAAATAGATTTATCAAATAATATTAATTTAACACATTTAATTTTTGGATATAATTTTAATCAAGAAATATGTTTATCAAATAATATAAATTTAACACATTTGACTTTTGGTAATAGTTTTAATCAAGAATTTAATAATCCATTAAATGTTAAAAGTTTAAAAATGGAATAT